AGAGCAATGTTATCTACATTTATAACTCCATCGTCTTCTACTTGATACATACCAGAGATAGCCATCTGTGCATTCTCTAATATTAACTCAATAACAAGGTTAGAAGTCTTAATTGCTGGCAATGCTAACTGTAAAGGGCCTCTACCATACACTTCTCCTGCTACTTTTGACCATCTATATACCACATAAGGGTTAGAACCTAGTCCTTTGAAGGCTGTTTCTACTATCTTATGTTCGTAATTAGTAGCAATAACGCAGTATCTATGCTCTTCTTCCTTAGTATTTTCGTATAATCTATAGACAACTTCTAAAACTTCGCACTCCATATCCCCATTCTTTTCCATTTCCATAGCCATTTTCTCTGACATAGTGCCATTAGGATAAGCATAAGGGAGGTCTTTCATTCTAATTTTTCTTTTACGGAAGACATGGTCTATTTTATCGTCATGTCCTGAGTCCAATACTATCTGAGGTAAGGGTATCGCTTTGAATCTTATCGGTTGTACAGCATCTCCTTCTTCAATAAGTAGAACACCTGTACCAACTGCAACATCTAGAAACGTCTCATGCACTTCTTGTGCAAAGTTAGAGTTCTGCAATACTTCGAAGACGTATTCCGTTACGTCATCTAACATAAGGTTTACTTCTTTTTGGTCATCTTTTGGAATTTCTGAGCCTGCTACAAGGTCAGCCCATCTAGCATAGTTAGGAACTATACCAGCTTGCAATCTACTTGCAAATTCTTGCACACCAACTACAGCAGTCTCGTCAAAGATACGATCACTTCTTCTTCTGCCTATAGTCTCGCTATAAAAACTTTCTCTTTGCGGTAAGGAAAACTCGTAACACTCTTCGAACACAGGTAGCCACAAGTCTTTAATAGCTTGGGCTTTCTTGTAGCGAGACATCAATCTCTTAATATCATCGTCACCATAATTTTCTGTTGCTACAGGTCTTACGTCTATAACCATTAGATACCTAAAGTTTTACCAGATTGAAGATTACTATTCATGCCGTAACCTGTTCCACCTTTTCTTCCTGTTAATAAAGACCTTCGACCCTGCTTACCTGAGTATGCAGCGACTCTTTGTTCGAATTGGTCTTCCTTGTCTTCTGTCATTTGTCTATTCTGATCGTCTCTCATTCTCTTTCTTTGCTCAAGAACGCTAGCATCTTCTTCTAAAGGTGGGGGAGGTGAGGGAGCTTTGCCCATTCCTATACACATTATCTTCGCCTTTCGTAAACTGAGTGTGGTTTTACAGTAAATACATTAAAACTTCTTTTTGCTACTACAGGTTTACTTTGTTTTTGTCCTATAGTCAATGCTCTTCCTTCACCTGCTCCTAATAATAAGTACTGGAACGCATCGTGAACATGAGAAAACCTATTCTTATTAGGTCTTTCATCGTATCTTTCTCCTGAAACTTGCATACGTCTATAGTGATATCCACCCATAAACCCTCTGATTAAGTTTTTACACTTCGGGTCTATAATCATTCCGCTTTCTCCATCTGTCAAACGACTTAATACAGCAGTCACTGATTCTAATCTTAGTGCAACATCATTAGATGGTGCTGGTCTTGCGTGTAATCCACGCCCTCTTAGTATCTGGAAAGGAGTTGCTTCATCTGTTTGTACTCTCTGGTCTCCAGCAGGGTCACCAAATATAATAAATTCTCTTGGCAACCACTGTGCCATATAGCTTTTCATTAACTCAGAGAACCTAACGATACCCATATCTTCTGCCACCAATTCATCAAATACAATCCACCTTCCTCTTAGTCTTTGTGCAAATACACAAGCAGGAGTTAAGCCAAAATCAATTCCCATAAATACTGGAACACCATCTGCGATAGCAAGGTCACCTTTAGCAACGTGTACATCTTGCCTAAACGCTTCATAGACAGGTTTGTCATCGCTTACTTGTCCTAGTTTGTTGCATACATATACGTCTATCCAAGATTTTGTCTTACCTCTAATGATATTCTTGTAGTAATCTTTCGTTAAGTTCTTTTGATTCTCTATTAAAGGGTTTTGTTCGTACCCTGTTATCTGTTTTGTTGTGTCTCTTACCTCTAACATCGCAGCAGCTTGGTTATAAAACGTCCAGTTATCTGGTCTTACTAGCATTTTAGCTTCTTGTTTAGAAATATAATCAGGCAATACACTCTCTCCTGCCATGATTGCCCACCAATGATCTGTGTCTGGAGGGTTAGTATCGCAAATTACACCATACCAACTAGGGCCACCATCTCTCATAGAAGGATAACGACCAACACGCATCGAGCAAGCGTCAACAATAGACTTCGGAATCTCTCTTGCTTCGTTAATCCACACACCTGTTAACTCTAATGATAGCAATTTCTTTACATCTTCAGGTCTGTCAAGGGCTAAAAAGATAACTTCAAGGTCTAAATCCCCTTTCTTTATGTGGTGTGTAAATGGTACACTCCAATGAAAGTTTCCCCATTCTTCTTCAGGGAACCAGTCCAGCCATGTTTTGATTGTTGTTGTTTTCAGTTGTGGATTTGTGTTACGAATAACAGCCCACCTTGATTTTCTTTTGCCGTCTTCTCCTACTTTCTGCAACAAGGCACGCCTTAGTACCTCAATGCAACAAGCAACAGACTTACCGCTACCGACAGGGCCTCTTAATCCTCTGAAGAAACTTTCGTCCTTTAGAAAAAGCTTTAGTGTTTCCCCATCGGGTTTATAATTCAGTGATCCCATAGTCTACAGCTAACTTAATTAGTTTTTCTTTTGCGTTTTCGGATAAAGATTCTATAATGCGGTCTGCTTCATAGTCATTAATATGTGATTCTGGGTAGTGTTTCATGTGTTGTGTCCTTACAACAGTACGCAATGCACCTAAATCCTTAATCATAACCTTCTTAAATATACTAGACATTAAGCTTGGTTCATTATAAGTTGTTCAGCCATACGAGTTGCCTCTTCTTTTGAATGACCTCTAATCATTTTAAGCTCTATGTATTGGAAAATTCTTCTACTGACTTCTTCGTCTTTGTTTTTCTTCTCGTTAAGCATCATATTCTCAGCACGTTTCTCCATCTTCTCTAACTTAGACATTAACTTTCGTGGAGTTCGCTTCTGTTTAAAACTATGCTTTACCTCTAACGGCTCTCGCTTCTTCATAATTCCTCCTAGTGTCGTTTCTTCCATTAGGGTTTGTTGTTACTGGGACTACTTTCAATGGAAGGAAACCTCTCTTCTTCTATGTTCATCGTGCAATAAATCTTGATACGCCAAAATAATTTCTTCTTTCTCTTGAATCGTATCACATAATATTTTATATGTTTTCAAAAGAATTGCAAGCTCTCGTTCAATGTCAGCTTTTGTTCTCATTAGTAATAGATTAATTCCTTTTAATCAGTAAAAAACAGACTTTTGTACTTACTAGGATTTCTTAAAGCTGCTCTTCTACGCATCTTTCCAACAAATGAGGGGTCTATGCCTTTTTCGTATTGTTTCTGATATTCCGCTAAACTCAGAACAGGTCTGTTTTTTCTTTCCTCGAATCTATTTTTTGGTTTATTTATTACAGCATCAGCTTTACCAGCGATAAGATTCAACAATGATACTCCTTTAGTTGTCGCTTTATTTACATCAGCCTTCATTCTTTTTACATTGCTTGCCTCAGTAATTGCTTTGTATAAATTTCTTCCACCTTTTATAGTGTTCTTAGAACTTGTAGCAATTTTTTTTCCTGCTGTTATTAAAGTTTCCAATGGGACACCTAAAATTTCGTTTCCTTTATTTCCTTGTACATTATGTACATATCTCTCTGCTTGTTTAACTACATAATCAGACACAGCAGAACTAGCTTTATTAAGCAGTTTAAAGTTTGAATTAATATTTGATAATGGTAAAAGTTTGTTAATAACTGGTGGCTTATAATCTTTATTATTTAGATGGTTCACGCTTTTGTTGTATTTAGTTTTATATGCCTTTGAACTCATAAGAGCTCTCTTCCTATCTAGTCTGTCATTTCCTGCGATTGAATTAAAACGCTTATCAAAGTCTGTGTTTGCTGTATTTGTATGTTTAACGGCTTTGGGTGCTGATTGAGATAACGGAACAGTACGACCTAAAGGAAGCTTAATGTCACTTCCTGGTTTTCTTAAAGGAAGCTTAATATTACTTTTTTCTTGCCAACCACCTCTTGCGTTTTTAAATACAAGCCCCCCATCGTTTCCTCTTGGTTGTTGTCCTAGTTTTAAAGTACCAGTATATGTTCTATTATTAGCTTTTCGTTCCTCCCATTTAGTTCTCTTCTTGCCTAGGTTCTTGTTGTCACCGACTTTGTATGCCATCTATTTATCCTTTTTATTCTTTAACCTGACAGACATTCTCTTTGCTTTTTGTCTAGCGTCAGCTTTACTTGATGCTCCCCATGCTTGCAACGATAACAGAAGTCTTGTAGGTTTACCATCTTTTTTTTCAGGGCCTTTCATATTGCCCATTCTCGCTAGGAAAGATGATCGCCTGGGATTGTCTCCAGACTTAACAGGAGCTTTTAATGTACCACCTTTGTATGAAGCACGACCTTTAGCGTTGAGTCCACCTTTAGGATTCTTGCCTTCTTTTCTTGTCCAAGCTGGAGTTTTCATAATACTTATTTCTTTTTAGTGTGGCTTAAAAGTTTACTTGTCGTTGTATGTTTTACACCACTCATTAGTTTACCATTCGTTTTATGAGTAGAACCAGTATATGTTTTACCATTTGGAAGGTAGTGCGGTTTGCCTTTTGCCATGTTATTTCTTTTTTCTTTTGTTTTTTAATGTTCCTGCTTTTGCTAGACTTGTAGCTTGTTTCTGGAAGTTTCTAACCTTATCACGATTTTCTAATCTTTGTAATTCTTTAGTATTTTCACTTGAAGATCTGGGTTTCTTAGTAGGAAGTCCTATAGGCTTAGAAGTCTTAGCTGTATTACCACCAGACTTTAACGGAGGTTTAGGTGTATAATTACTAGTCATTTTAACTTTTCCAGTCTTAGTATTAAATTTAAAACTTGAATCTCTACTAGTATCAATAGCAGCTACTGTTGTTTTAGCAACTGGAGCAACATACATTGGCAGTCTAAATCCTTCTGTTTTCGACATTTTATTTTTCCTTTATTTTATTGTTAAAATTAATATAGCTTCTATAACGAGTATAAAAAGCCATACAGACGTTCTTAATCTTTTAGGCCCTTTGATACATTCGCAAGCAACAAAGGCACTGTTGAGCAAACCTTGTACTTTATTTAGCATATTTTTTATCATAAATGTTTCCTTTTAGTTAGTTTAGCAATGGATTTGACAATTTAACAGTTATTCCGTCAATTCTTTTGCTTAATAAATCATCTTGTGTTTTAAGAATTATATTATTGTTTTTTATATCATTAATTTCTTTATTAATATTTGTGTTTATTGTTTCTATTTTTGTATTAATATCTTTAATATCATTATTTATTGTTTTATTAACATTTTCGTATTTAGTATTTATTTCTGTAATAACTGTATCTATACGTTTATTAATAGGATCTAAATTAACTGTTTCATTCTGTACTAAAGTGTATTCCTGATTTTCTAATTTAACAATGTTTTCTTGCATAGAAATTATTTGTGTAGTTAATTCGCCATATTTAATAAAGGCCGCTCCTATTGAACCTATCATTCCAATAAGAATTACAATATTTCCTAGATTTTTTTTTAATGCTTCCATGTCATATATTCCAATTTTGATTTAATAAAATATTGTTGTTCTTTGTTTTCTCTTAACTTATTTTCAAATAAATTTAAAGGATCGTCAACAAATTTTACGTTACTGTATATATCACGATTATCAGTTATTAACAATTGATTTTTATATATGTTTGTAATTGGATAAAAAACAACATCATTTAATATTGGTACATTTTTTAACATAAAATTAAATTTTAACTTATTTTCAAATTTTAACATATCAATTTTAGTTTTAATCACTACAGATTTAATGTTAAGTTTTTCTTTAACAAAAATATTTTCTTCTGTTGCAATTTATTTAATATTAGATTCTTCTTTTACTTCTTCTATATTTTCTTTAGATTCTGTTAAAACAAGTTCTTCATCAAATTCTTCTTCAAATTCTTCTTCAAATTCTTCATTAGATTCTTCTTCAAATTCTTCTTTTGATTCATTATCTGTAATTTCTTTTTCATCTATTTCTTCTTCTATAATTTCTGTAAATTCTTCAGGCATTTCTTCCAAAAATTCTTCAAACATTTCTTCAAACATTTCTTCAGGCATTTCTGTAAATTCTTCTTTAGTAAAAAAAGTTTCTATTTCATCAGAAAACATTTCATATTCAGGTTCTATTTCATATTCAGTTTCAAAATTTTCGTATTCTATAATATAATCTTTGTATTCCATAATATAATCTTGTGGCATTTCAAATATTTGAAAATTTATAGATGGTGGTGAGGTAAAAAATTCTTCTTCTTTAAATTCTTCAAAGTAAAATTCTTCAAATACATCATCTTCCCATTGTATTTCTTCAATAATTTCTAATGTATCATCAAGGTTATAAAAATCTGGTTCTTCGTAGCTTATTACTAAAGAAGGATTTTTTATATCTGCTCC